AAGGGAAGAGAAGTATTGGATTAGAGCTATTAGAGATGATCACAACTTTAGACAAGAATGTCTATTCCCGAATACGTGATGAAGCAACTGAAAGAGAAAGTTAATGGCTGAAGAGGATACAGCAGATGATACTGCTGAAGAGACATCTGAAGAAACTAAGGCAGAGGAGACTCTACTTACAGACTCAGTTGATGAGGAAGGCACATCCAAGGAGGACAGCTCAGCTGACTCTAGTGACAAGGCTGACTCAAACCAAGAAGAGAAGGACGTAGTCCCAGAGACGTATGAGTTTAACATGCCTGATGGTGTTGAACTGGATGAGGCTAAAGCAGCTGACTTCAGTTTGATGGCTAAGGATGCTTCACTCACACAGGCACAAGCAGACCAGTTTGTAAGCTTGTACCAGCAGGCCCAAGCTGATGGTCTTGAAGCACAACAAGAAGCATGGCAAGATCAGCTTGCTGCTTGGCGAGATGAAGCCAGCTCTGATAAAGAGATTGGTGGAGTTAAGTTTCAAGAGAATATCGGTCTAGCTAAGAAAGGGCTGGATGTCTTTGGTAATGAAGCGTTAAAAGAAGCTTTGAATACTAGTGGTATGGGGAACCATCCTGAAGTTATTAGAATGCTTACCAAGATTGGGGCAGCTGTCAGTGATGATAGTTTTGTCTTTGGTAAGAATACACCTCAGGAACGTAAGTCTCATGCTGAAATATTGTTCCCCAATCAAGGGAAAACTTAGGAGATAAATTATGGCCGCACTTAGCGTACGTAACCCTACCCTTCTGGATGTCGCTAAGGCAACTGATCCAGATGGTTCTATTGCGTCTATTGTTGAGATCCTCAACGAGACGAATGAAGTCTTTGATGACATGACGTTTGTGGAAGGTAACCTTCCTACAGGTCATCGCACTACTATCCGGACTGGAATTCCCGCTCCCACATGGCGCAAGCTGTATGGTGGTGTCCAGCCCACTAAAGCTACGAATGCTCAAGTTACTGACAACTGTGGTATGTTGGAAGCATACGCTGAAATTGACAAGGCACTTGCCGACCTCAATGGCAACACTGCGGCTTTCCGCATGTCTGAGACTCGCCCTCACATTGAAGGCATTACTCAGGAAGTTGTTGATACACTGTTCTACGGTAATGAAGGTACGGAGCCAGAAGCGTTTACTGGTCTCTCCCCTCGCTACGCTAACCTGACTGCTGATGCCAATAGTGATAATGTCATTGATGGCGGTGGAGAGGGTGCTGATAATAACAGCATTTGGCTGATTGTCTGGGGTCCTAACACGATTCATGGCATTATCCCTAAAGGAAGTAAGGCTGGTCTCCAGCATCAGGATATGGGTGAAGTTACTCTTGAAGATGCATCTGGTACCGGAGGGGCCACTGGACGTATGCAAGCGTATCGGAGTCATTTCCGCTTTGACGTTGGCTTGACTGTTCGGGATTGGCGTTATGCAGTGCGTATTGCTAATATTGATAAGTCTCTTCTTCTTGCAGATGCAGCTTCTGGTGCAAATCTTCCTGATCTTATGTTCCAGGCAGTGACTCAGATTCCTAACTTGGGAGCTGGTCGCCCTGCATTCTACATGAGTCGTAATACCATGTCCTTTCTTCGTCGTCAGCTTACTAATGCTACTAGCGGAAGTACGCTGATTGACACGAATGTAGGTGGTAAATTTGTAACTTCTTGGAACGGTATTCCTCTGAAGCGGTGTGACTCACTGGCTGCAGACGAAGCCCTCCTCACCTAATAGAAAGGAAAATAGACATGATTGTTGATGAACTACTTATGTTTGGTGATAATGATGCCCCAGGTAATATTGGGACTAATTTAGCAGATAATCAGATTGATATGTCAGTTGTTCGGGATGTGGGACAAGGACAACCTATGTACCTTGTTATTCGAGTCACTACTACGTTTGTAGGGGCAACTGGTACATGTAATTTCAGGCTACGATCTGATGACACTGCATCTATCGATCCTTCTACTTCCACTGCACACTGGGAATCTGGTGCCATTGCAGTAGCGGATTTGGCTGAAGGTAAGACGTTTGTGGTTGCGCTTCCTATTGAAGGTAATGCGTATGAGCAGTACCTTGGTCTTCAGTATGTTGTTGCCACTGCCAGCTTTACCGCTGGTGGTGTTGATTCGTACTTGACCATTGATCCACCTAACACTAAGTTTGGTGGTTATGCTGACGGTGCTAACTAAGTGAGTGTTGGGGGAGTTTAAAAGCTCCCCCTCCTCCTTCTATATACAGAGAGTATGATGCAAGTAGTATTTAAGAATGACTGGTTTACTGGTGAGAAACGTTTTAAGAAGAACCCTGATCCTCAGTTTGTAGATGATATATGGGATGGTAAACTCCCTTCAACTGCTAAGGTTGTTGAAGGAGAGGATACTAGCTCAGCGCCTGGATATAAACCAGAGGCTAGTCTTAAGGATTTTGATACAGAACGTATGACTAGCGACTCATACGCTGAAACGCTTAACAACGTCAATGAACAGTTTGGGGACAACTTCAATCTGTTTAGCACAGCTGCTACTAAGCTAGCACTAGACAGTGGTGTTGATATTGAGCAAGTTGTAGGAACTGGCAAGGATGGCCGGGTAACTAAATATGATGTAGAAGAGTACATAGGAAGCAAACAGGCCGCTCATGATGGCAAGGAGTAATAATGGCGACAATTACACCAGTACACACACAGCAAGGTAGAGGTGCCCACCTCTTTACTTGGGCTATGACAGACGATGATGAGGGCAAACCTATTAGTATACCAGCAGCTTCAGATAGATCTGTGCACAATGTCGGTACGTGGGGAGGGGCTACTGTTGTCATGCAAGGCAGCAATGAAGTCACTCCAACTGTATGGTTTGAGTTGAATGCTGTTCAAGACTTTACCACTGCTATTAGTTCTACAGCTGACGCTACTCCTGGTATTCAGCAGATTGGTGAGAATAGTGTATGGATTAGACCAGTAAGTTCGGGAGGCACTGGCACATCAGTTACAGTTAACTTGCTAGTGAGGAACGGCACATGAGTAAATTCACAGATGCAGCTAAACACTTAGACCGTTTTGTAGCAACACATAACGCTTTGAACTATGTAGCAGAAGTGTTACATTCTGTAGGGGATCTAGAAGCACAAGCTGAAGATGCTACTAAGATGAAAGCCCAGTACGCTAAAGAGGTAGCTGATAATAAAGAGTTGTTAGTAAAATCCGAGGTGGACATAGCAGCTGCTACAGCTAAACTTGAAGACATCAAGAAACGGGCTTTTGAAACTGCTAAAGCATCTAATGATGAAGCAGCAGTTAAAGCTCAAGCAGCCAGAGATGAAGCAAAGGTAATACTCTCAGTAGCTACTGATAAAGCTAAGGTTATGGTAGAAGTTGCCCAGAAGAAAACTGATGAGGCAGTACTTAAGGCAGTTGACGCAGAAGATAGGGCGGCTAAAGCAGAAGGAAGATACCAAGACATGATTTATAAAGTAGAACAACTTAAAGCGAGGCTCGGATAATGGCTAGTAAAAGTAATTCCCTCGAAAACAGCATCTTGCTACTTCTCTTCAACGGAACCTCTATCGCGGATCTTGCTGAAGATGAAGTGGCAAGTCCAGCAACTAATCTTGAAATTGCCCTACATACTGGAGATCCTGGTGAGGCCGGTAGCCAAACGACCAGTGAGGCCACGTATGGCAGCTACGCTCGGGTCAATGTGGCTCGAACCAGTGGTGGGTGGACTGTAACGGCTAATTCAGTCAGTCCTGCAGCGGCCATTACCTTCCCTGAAGCAACGAGTGGAAGTGAAACTATCACCCACTTTTCTGTAGGAGTTCCTGTTGGTGATGTGATTATGTACTACGGTACAGTCACTCCGAACATAGTAGTTACAACCGGTGTTATCCCAGAACTAACCACGGCTTCGGCAATTACCGAGGACTAAATAGATGGCTATTACAATTGTCGGTGGAGCTTCAACCAACAATGATAGTACAATAAATACCCATACTCTTACTCATGGCCTGACGATCAATTCAGATGATATCATCTTGTTCTTTGAGAACGTAGATGGTAATATATCCAATAGGGCAACAGAGCCAGTTACATTTGATGGAAGTATCTATGAAGCTGATACTTTATCTGGGCATGTTTCTACTAACTGGTATAGAGCAGGTGGATCAGAACCTTCTAGTTATTCATGGACATACACATCTGCTGAACGTGGAGTAGTAGGACTAATTGTTCTACGTGGATGCCTTGCTACTGGCGATGTTATTGATAGCAGTAACTCTGCTATTGATTTAACTGATGATCTTCTAGGAACTTTTACTGCTCTTACTCCAACTGTTGATAACTGTGCAGTTATTGGATATTGTGCTACAGCAGAGGGCGACGCGGGTTCTGGAACATCTTTTACATCATGGCCTTTTGGAACAGAACAGTTTGATGGGTCATCGGTTGGATCAGGCTCAGGAGCTAAGTCGCATGGTGCTGCTGCTGTAGTGCAGACAACTGCTGCTGAAGTGTCAGGTAGTGTTACTATTAGTCATGGTGATGTAACTGATGATGGTCCTTTTGTAATTGCTGTACTTCCTGCTGCTACCGGTGGTACAACTACAGGTGTTGCGGCTTCCGATGGTGTAGCTACCGCCGCCGCTACAGGTACCAGTACATTCCGAGGAGTGGCTAGCTCAGACGGTGTGGCAGTTGTAGCAGCCGTCGCCGCTGTCGCTCCTGGAACAATGAGTTCTTTTCAATTCCGACATAATATGAGAGGGTGAAATGGCCGGCGTTGTTTCAGTAGAACGTATTGACATTACGCTTACGGGCGGAACAGCAACCGGTGCGTCCGATCTTTCAAAAGGGCAGGATGAGTCCAAGTGTGTTCCGTTCGCGACGTTCCAGCATAACGCGACATCAAATGCTAATTCGGACGACTACACCGGCAATCAGGCCGAAGTAGAAATTTATGATAACGCGGGCACTGCCGCTGTTCGAATAACAAGAACGGGGACTGGGGATCCCTTAGTATATACGATCTATGTTGTTGAATATGGGTCGGACGTCAAC